TCAACAAGATAATTACGATTACGCCATATTATAGCTTCGTTAATTATTTTATTTAAGTTGAAAGACTCTTTTAGAGGCCAACAACCTACCCATAGTGTATAGTACTCCTTCATTACATCTCTCCCCATCCTGCTGATGTTAACCAAGGCTGATCATCTTTATATTGATTCTCACGCTGCTTTCTAGTGTGCTCACAGTTATCGCATAGCAATAGCTGACCACGGATACCAGTAGAACCACAATCGGATTCGACTGGACGATAGTCATACCCTGATGGTACGTACTGGGTTACTTTGTTTGTGCATCTAGACATATTCAAATCCTCTTTTAACTTTATTTAGATCATTTTCTGATCGCTTAATACTTGATAATCCACGTTTAAGAGAATCATAGCATTCACTCTCTATAAACTCTTTAGCTTTCTTATATTGATCTTTAGTAGGTTCTCTTCTAAAGTCATCTTTATACTTTAAAGGATTCTCATATCTATCTATAATATTACGAGAATCATTTTCTTCTGTTTCAACTTTCCATTTAAGTTTATTATGATTAATTTGTTTAACATCTATCGTATCTAACAGGTAATCTTCGAAGCTATCATAAACTTCTTTAGTTGATATAGATAAATCATATGCTTCATAAAGACCTTCTTTAGCATACTTATCGCTATCAACATCTTTATAATACTTTAAAGCTTTTTCAGCTTCTTTACGAGTGCTAAACTGATGTATTACATAGCAGTTAGCTATATGATCTGTGTAATCTGTTTCGATTAATTGATATATGACTTGCATGATATTCTCCTGTCATTTTGTTTGTCCCCGGAAGACCCTACAAAGACCCTCCAGATTACCCACGCCTCGCATAGGTAGCCTTGCAAGATCCTCTAAATGGCCTCAGAATGTACTCTGAGTGCTCCTCTGTGGCACACTCTGAGGCTCTTTTAGGGTTATTTATAGGCTATTTAACACACGCAGAGTAAACCCGTAAGGATTTGACTGATACGCTTGGTAATCTTTTAAAGACACCTCTTTCATAGACACACCATCTTGTATGACTTCATCAATATACGCATGAATCTCGTCATTAGACATTTCAGGCTTCTCTTTTGTCTGCTCTTTCACAAGCATTACCATTGTTGCTGTTAAGCTTTCCATGATTCTCTCCTGTTTAGCTTACAATAAAGGCTAATAGACACATTGCTAGTATTATAACAATTTCTTTATAAGTGAACATTAGCTGTCCTTAGATGCATAAAAGAATATTGCTATGATTGCTATAGGAATTAAAATTTCCATAATGTTTCTCCTTTGGTTTCAGTCTAAATGACTGACATAGGACACCCCGAAGGATGCCCTATAGCTGTCACTTAAGCCATAGTAGCTTGATCATCAAATGCTTGCTTTAAAGCTCTATCTAAGTCTGACTCTTCATGATATTCAAATGAACCGAACCAACGATTAGGATCAAATCCACCAAATGCTTCAAAGACAACAGGAAATTTACCCTTCATGCCACGAAGAAGCTCATCACAAAAAGCTAAACGTTCCTCATTATTAGAACCATAGCGATAAAGATGACACATACGAACTCTACCATCTGAACATGTAGCAAAGATAGTATGTCCACGATCATGCTTTACTGATTTAAGTTCTTCAATAAAGACTACTTCAGACTTACGTGAAGCCATACCTGCGTTCTTAACGTTAAACATAATGTTTCTCCTTTAGTTTACGTTAGTGACCTATCTCATCAGTGTATGGAGGTCATCCCATACAGACACCGGAGACGGGTTAGCTAGACCCTGAGGGAATGTCCCCGGTATGTTTCGAATTAAAGAGTAAACAATGATATCATGCAGCACAAAGCACCAAAGGTTAGTGCCATAGATGCCCCAAAGATTTCATTAGCGTCACGTTGCCAAGAACCAATTATAAGCCAAGGTAAACCTATTACAACGAAAGAAAAGACTCCAATAGTCGAAAACAAAGTAAAGAAAAAATTCATAATACACCTCCTAAGTGTTATTAATGAATGGGGGGTTCAAAACAGAAGTAGGGGGAAGTAGGAACGTAGGATTCATTTTTAAACACACACAGAGGAGTCCCCAAAATTTTCCAAGGGGGCCACCAAAATAAAAATCACAATATTTTAAAACTCTTTATTTTTCAATAACTTATTAGAAGCATGGTTAAGGAAAAACCCAGCGATATCAAGAAGTTAGCAGAGGGCTGCATGGGATTAAACAATCGACAAAAACTTGAATTACTTAAAGAAAAGAAAAGACGAGAGAAACAAGAATATTACAAAGATAATTTCGAAGACTTTGCTAAAGAGCATATTAAGATTATTACAAAAGAGTCTTCTAAAGGATTTGTACCTTTTGAGTTTAATGATGCTCAGAAGGTTATTAATGAACAACTAGAGCAACAACTAAAGGATACAGGAAAGGTAAGAGCTATTATTCTTAAGGCTCGACAACAAGGTATTTCTACTTATTGTGCTGCTAGAGTATTTTGGAAAACGTATTATAATGCTTACACTAGATCAGTCGTTATGGCTCACGATAGCCCTACTTCGGATGCTTTGTTTGCTATGTCTAAGAACCTTATTCAATATATGGATGATGATATTAGACCTTCCTATAGTAGGTCGAATGCTAAAGAAATCCAGTTTGAACATAACAATGCAGGTTATAGATTATATACTGCTGGCTCACCCGAGGCAGGTAGGGGAACTACGCCTACAATTGCTCACTTATCAGAAGTTGCATTTTGGCAACATGATGAAAAGATTCTTGCGGGTTTATTCCAAGGGATATCCCAAGCTGATAACACAGAGGTTATCCTTGAATCAACTGCAAACGGAGCTTCTGGGGAATTCTATAGGCTCTGGAAAGGAGCAGTAGAAGGAAAGAATGGTTATATCCCTGTATTTGTTCCTTGGTTTCTTACTGAAGAATATAGATTAACTCCTCCCGGTGAACTAGAATACACTGAGGAAGAAAAGAAGTTAATTGAGAAATATAACTTAGATGATGCTCAATTATACTGGAGACGATTTAAGATTGAAGAATCGGGGGCTAGGAAATTCCAACAAGAATATCCTGCAGAACCTGATGAAGCCTTTATTGTATCTGGATCTAATGTCTTTAGTACTGAAATAGTTAATGATATGCTTCCTAAAGCACCCCGTAAACGTTTAAGATTTAATGATGAATTTGGATCTTGGGACGATAATAGGGAAGGGGAGTTACAAGTATGGATACCCCCTACGTTTGATGCTAAATATGTTATAGGGGCTGATGTATCTTTAGGTACTAATCAAGATTATTCTATAGCTACTGTATTTAATCCTGAGCGTAAACTATGTGCTATGTATCGAACTAATATTATGGACCCAGGTACATTTGGGGATATTTTATTTTATTTAGGTAGATACTACAATAATGCTCTATTAGCTGTAGAAAGTAATAGTATAGGTAATACAACATTAGATCGTCTAATGCAAATGTCTTATCTTAATTTATATTATGAAACTAAAGTAGCATCTATGAGAACTAAAGATACTACTCGATTAGGGTTCCGTACTACTGCTGCTAGTAAGCCTAGGATTATAGGATATTTAAAAAGGTTGGTAGAAGATCTAGATATAGATGTTCCATCAGAAATTATTATCCAAGAATTAAAAGATTATATTGCTAATGATAATGGTAAGACTGAAGCCCTATCGGGTTCTCATGATGATACCATTATGGCTATAGCAATTGCTATGGAAGTATTAAGAACCCATAGTGATAGATTAACGTCTGATACTGTTTCTTGGCGAGATAAAACCAATAGTTATATGGAGGATTCTACAATATGGCTGTAGATAATGCCAAGATTGATGCGGCTAAAGAAAGACTAAAAGATCATCCGGGTGGTGATAACCTTAAGATGATTACTGATAGTAACAAAGCTAAAGAATATCAAAGGAGGTCTGTTGAAGCACGTAAGAGGAATAAAGAGCGTATTATAGGACTGAAAGCCTTCTGGAAAGACTTCGATAAAGCGGGTCTAGAAATTGGCGGAGATGATATTAAAGGTCTTGATGTCCTTAAATTTCTCATGAAGAAAGCTATTCATGATGAAGACTTTGAGTTGGCAGGGCAGTATGCTGAAAAAATTGCCCAGTATGAAACTCCAAAGCTAGCTTCTCAACAAGTTACACAAACTAATATTGATCTCAAAGATCTGTCTGATGAAGAATTCCAGGCAGAATTGAAGAGGCTAGAACAAGAAAACTCCAAGAATAATTCGGAGTAACAAGATTTCTACTATGTCCTCACCTGCGTCCGGCAGGGGTAGAGAACCGGACAACTTTAAATAGATAGATAGGTAGATAGTATGTCTCGATTTAAACAAATTACACCATTAGGTACTTCAAAACCTGCTGATCCTCAAAAACCTCCGCCAAAGCCAACTATGCCAAAGCCAGGTACTTATACTGTAGAGGATTTAGGTAGATCAGGAATAAGAAGAGTGCCTACTAAAGGAGGTTATAAATAGTGGCCTCTTATTATGGTTATAAACAAAAAGTTACTGATGACCAGTTAGTTAATCTAATTGAATCAGGAGTACAAAATTCTATTGGTGATTGGCTAAACTCTTCAGATTTAACATATGAACGACTCAAGTCTACATATGAATATGCTGGAGTTTCAGCGGGTCACTTAGCACCTCAAGGTGTATCTAGTATTGTAGATACATCTACTACCGAGACAGTAGAAGCGTATGCCGCTATTCTATCTGATTTATTTTTAAACAACCAACGTTTAGCTAGATTTGTACCTTACAATGATACTCCGGGTGCTTTTAAAACAGCCAAGGATGCTTCTTTACTAGTTAACTATTGTTTGTTTAAGCAGAACAGTGGATGGGAAATTCTTGAAGCATGGATGAAATGTGCATTGCTTTGGAAGAATGGTATTATCCGTTGGGATTATGTCGAAGACTATGAATATGTTTTCGAAGAGTATGAAAAAATTACTCAAACAAAATTAGACGAATTATTGTCTGAAGATAATATTGAAATTGTTGGTGAACTTAATTTTGAAAATGAAATTTCCTTAGAAGGAAATACAGAGTTTGTCTATGTAGATGTACGTCTACGCCGTAAGGTAAACAAATCAAAAGTTAAGTTAGATCTTATTCCACCAGAAAACTTTCGTATTTCTCGTGATGCTACTGCTATTGATCATGCAGAATTTGTAGGCATCCAAACTTCGTTTACTCGAAGTGAAGTACGTAAGATGTGGCCAGAAATGTCTGAGAATCTTTCAGAAGATGACTGGAATGAGATTGGTACTAATCAGTATTGGAGTGGTAACACACGTTATAGTGAAGATGTTGCTGCTCGAAAGCTTGTTACAGGTCAAGAGTATTGGCAGGGTTCTGCCTCTCATGACGTGACACCACTTGAGGCGAACCGTGAAGTTACGGTAACCGAGTGTTGGATGAAAGTCGATAGAGACGGGGATGGTATTGCTGAGCTGAAGCGATTTATTCTAGCAGGAACTCATATCCTGTTAGAAGAAGATGTTGATATGATACCGCTTGCTTCATTGTCTCCCATCAATATTCCGTTCGAGTTTTACGGCTTATCCATCGCTGACTTTACGCGTTCGTCCACCCTAGCCTCTACTGCAATTCTGCGGGGATTTGTTGAGAATACTTATTTAACTAACTATTCTCCAAAGCTTGCAGATCCAAATGTAGTAGACTTTAGTGCGCTTCAAAATATGAAGCCTAAGCAGATTATCCCTACTAATGGTAATCCTGCTGCTGCTGTATCAGCTATGGTCCCAGAGGCTATTAGTCAAAGTACAGTTCCTTTGTTACAACACTTACAAATAATTAAAGAACAAGCTACAGGTATGTCTAAGGCTGCTCAAGGTCTTAACGATACGTTATATGTTTCTGGTAATTCAGAACAGAAGTTAGCGGCTGTACAGTCGGCTTCACAAAAGCGTATTCAACAGATTGCCCGTAGATTTGCTGAGACTGGATTTAAACGTCTATGTCTTGGTATTTATCAAACGATGCGTAAGTGTATGACTCAAAGAGTAAGTTGTAATGTTGCAGGTAAGTTTGCAGATATTAATCCGTCAGATTTACCCTATCATCTTGAATGTGAAATCTTTGTAGATATCGGTGAAAACTCTAATCTTAATAAGATTCAAAAACTTAAATCAGTTGGTATGGAAGTAATTCCAGGTTTACAACAGCAGGGCGCAGGTATGCTAGTCAAGCCTGAAAGTGCTGCTGTAGTTGCTAATCACTTGGTAGAAGCTATGGGTCTTGACTCAAATGATTTCTTCCAAGATTATACTACTGATGAGTTTAAACAAAAAGCTGCTGAAGAAATGCAAAAGAAAGCTCAAGAAGCTGAACAAGCTAAACAACTTGAACTTGCTAAAGCACAAGCAGATGTACAACTACAGCAAGCAAATGTTGGCTACACTCAAGCACAAGCTAAAAATACGATGGATGATAACAGTAGACAAATGGCTATTGCTATTGACCGACATTATCAAGAATGGGCTGATATGGCTATTAAAGCGGTTAAGGAAGGAGCAGAAATTCCACCTCATCCAGACTTCAATGAAGTTATAGCTATGACAGAACAGATTATGAATCAAGGACAATAATGGAAAAATACCGAAAGGCAGGCGAGAAGAGTCTGGGTAATAAAGTTCATCCCGATATGATTGCAAAAGAAGCTCTTGTTAAATCAGAGTTTGCCTCTAGAGAAAGGCAAGAGTTTTTTGACGATGCATATGGAGAACTACTAGTAACATATTTTATGCACTGGCTTAAAACTGATCCACATGAATCTAAGACTAGAGAATTTATTTATAACTCAGCTTTAGCTTTAGGGGATGTACGGACTAAGTTAGTAGAATATGAAATGCTAGGTAAAAATATCAAGTTTATGGAGGACAACAATGCGTGACATTGATTATAAAAAATTATCAGAAAATTTAGATACAATGATTAATCTCTTGGAATACGATGCAATGCGTAGTCCAGGAAAAGCAAAAGTAAATGCAGATACTTTAGTAAATTTATTTTCACTAAAGGATCGGTATGCTGAAGCAATTAAACCACCAGTACCTAAGGCGGCTCCTGTAGAAGAAGCACCTAAGAAGACTGTTGGTCGCCCAGCAAAATCAAATAACTGAGGACAATAAATTATGGCTACTGCAAACGAATCTCTACCCACGGATGACATTCCTGCTGAAGCAAACAATGGCCCAACAGAACAAGAACTCTTGGATGCCGTTCTTCAACAATCACAATTTATTGAAGAATCGCTACCCGATGAAGAGATCCCTGAAGTTGGCCCGTCTGAATCAGATGAAGAAGACCCAGAAGAATCTGATGAAGTCGTTAATGGAGATGAAGAAGAAGCTGAATACGAAGATGAAGAAACAGAAGATGAGGATGCTACGGCTACCCAAGACGCTACTGTTTATGATTTAGAAGATTTAGACTTAGATGCACAGGTTATCGTCAAAATTGACGGGGAAGAAGTACCTGTATCTTTTAGTGATCTTATTAAAGGTTACTCTACTGAAAAATCTCTTTCTAACAAGGGTCGTGAGTTAGGTGAAGCACGTAAGGAACTAGAAGCAGAACGAGAAACACAATTAGCTGAGATTAATAAAATTGGTCAAGCTAGTGCAGCAGTTCTACTTTCTGAAGAACAACAATTCGCTAAACAGTATCATGATATCGAGACTAAAATTCAAGAAGCTCGTAATAATGGTGATACATACGAATTGTCTGAACTTAAAGATCAGCGTGAACAAGCTCAATCTAATTATTGGAATGCACGTAAGAAACGTGAAGGTATTATTTCTCAAATGGAAGAGCAACAGGGTGCTGTTTATGAACAACAGTGGAATGAAGCTTTAGAATTTTTTAATACCAGTATTAACGATTATGTACCAGGATTTAACGAAGAAGTAGCTGGAGAGATTCGTCAGTTTGCACTAGACGAAGGAATTCCAGAAGAGTTTATTGACACAGTTGTCGATCCTGTTATGGTTAAATTTGTTAATGATTATCGTATTCTTAAACAAGGTTTAAGCAAAGGACAAGCAAAACGCAAGTCTACGCCTGCTAAACAAATTCCAGTAAAGAAAGAAAAGAGTTCTGTTAAAAAGAAAGCTGATCAAGACGCTATGATTAAGGCAAGAGCATTTAAAGAAGATGCAAATTCTGATGATCAAATGGCGTTCCTTAAACAACTTGCTTCCCGATCTTTAGGTAATTAATAATATTTCTTATATCGGAGAATAATAAAAATGGCAATTGTTGCAGGTCGTGGTGTATCCACAGGTCGCGCTCAGGCGGACGTAACATCAGGTCGTAATAACGCAGACGTATCTCAGCGTGAAGACTTGGCAAACTTCATCACGATGATTACTCGTGAAGAAACACCTTTCACAGCCTCTATTGGCAAAACTAAAGCTACAGCTATCTACCATGAATGGCAAACAGATGAGCTTGCTGCTCCAGGAAACTCTCGCCTTGCAGAAGGTACAGATTTCGATTCAGCAAGTGTAACTGTTGGTCCTCATCGTACTCGTCTGGGTAACTACACTCAGATTAACGGTAAGCAACTTGCAGTCTCTGGCACTCGTCGTGCAGTAGATCAAGCAGGTGTTGCTGACGAATATGCGTATCAGCTCAAAAAGCGTGGTACTGAACTTCGTCGTGATGTTGAGTTTGATGTTGTACATGGTTACAATGCTGCTTCTGCTTCTGGTACTCGTACTATGGGTGGTTATCAAGCGTTTATTAACGCTGCAGACACTGTTAACTACGTAGGTCAATTTGAAGCACCTTCAGCCGGTACTACAGGTGCTGGTACAGATAACGCAGGTTCTGCAGTTCCTCGTTCATCTATCAATGGTTCAACAACAGCTCCTACTCGTGCTGCTCTTGCGCTGTCAGATATCGATGCTGTTATGCAGAAGATCTATGAAGAAGGTGGTAAGGCAACACGTATTATGTTGTCACCAAAACTTCGTCGTGACTTCTCTGACTTGATTCAAGCAGAGTCTAACGTTCGTCGTAACGTAGATGAGTCTGGAAAGCTTCGTCAGTCTGTTGATGTTTACATGTCAGACTTTGGTGATCTCATGGTTCTTCCTAACTACATCATGGGTCTTTCAAATAATGTTGCATTTACTGGTGACGACAATGTTGCTCACTCAGGTGCTGGTGTAACAGACGTAGCTGACTTTGCTGCATTGATCTATGATCCAATGTGGTTCAACATCGCTACTCTTCGTCCACTTACAGAAGTAGACGTAGGACAAAAAGGTGATTCAACTGTCGGTATGATGATTGAAGAAACTACTCTAGAAGTACGTAACCCTAAGGGTTGTGGTGCTATCTACGGCCTATCATAAGGCATAATGGAGGGGGTGTAAAAGCCCCCTTCTTTTATTATTAAATTATTTGGGAGTAATAATTTTATGTTAGTAATTAAAAGTAATTCTACAGGTGTAATTTACCCTGCAGATAATTGTTCATGGAAAGAAGCTGCTTCAGGCTCTGGCTATGGTTATACAATTAACACAGCAAATTTTTATGGTACAGGAGCAGCAGTAACTATTGCAAACCCTGTATTAGGTTTTATTGGCAAGTCAGGTCGATTTGTTAAGGTTTCAGATTAAGGATTGAAATGGCTAAGTGGAACGTAGGGGATAAGATGAATCCCGGATCACTACAAGGTACTTTTGAATATGAATCAGGTTCAGCTACAGGCGAATCTGTTTGGAAAGTTCAACAAGATGAAAAACCTTTTATTGAACAAGCTAAACGTGATAGAGATTTAGGTAATAACTCTAAAGCAGGTTACAAAAAGTTTGCTACAATTCCAGATATTGTAGCCATTGATATTCTTAATAAATATGGTATTGATATTCACGATCCTGCTACAATGCAAGATCAAACTAAAATGAATAAATTTAAACAAATTATTAAAAGTGAATATAAATATCTATTATCTTATTAAGAGGCTTATATGCGAACTTATAATGAAATGATTAATTTAGTTCGGAATTGGGCTAATAGAGATAAAGAAGTAATTAAAGATGCTATTATCGGAGACTGTTTAAATTATGCAGCAGATAAAGCTTATCGGAAATTACGTGTACCTCCGTTAGAACAAATTGTTACATATAGTTCTTCAGACTTACTTGCCAATACTAGTGATGCTAATAATGGTACTAGCACTATAACAAAGTTAGAAATCCCAAGTAATTTGATTGAGTTTATTCAAATTAGAGCATTAGACTCTGATGGAAAAACTACAAGGGTCTTTAATGAAAAAGCAGATATTAGAACATTTTATGATCAATTTTCAGAAAAATATAGTTCAATAGCTTATTGGTCTAGGCAAGGTAATAATATTTTATTATCCCCTGGATTTCAAAATGGATATGTTGGAAGTCAAGAAGATTCTATAGAGTTATATTTTTATGGAAGGCTTTTTGCTTTAGACGCAAGATATGAAGTAACTGCTGTTAACGCAAATATTAGTGAAAGTTATATTTCTGAAGTAACTGTTAATAACCCAATTCCTACAAATTTAAGAACAGGTCAACAAGTTGAATCTGCTAGTTTGAAAAAAGCAGTTTATACTTTAGACTCTAATAGCTCTGTTGTTTCAACAACATATTATGAATCAACAGTAGATGATGCAGATATTACTGCTGCCCCTTCTGGTCAAACCAGAACTATTACTACTAATACATATTATGGTGTAGAAGTAGATAACTGGTTAAGAGATCAAAACGAAAGAATTATTTTGAATGGAGCTTTAGCAGAAACATTTATTTATTTAAATGAACCTGAAACTGCTCAACAATATGCAAATATTTTTGTATCTGAAATTCAAGAAATGAACCAAGAAGAAACTAAACGTAAATCTTCTGGAGGAAATGTTCAATTTAATTTCAATGGTAATGGTTTAATTTAAGGAGAAAGAGCTATGACACAAGCTACTGTATCTGGAGGAAGAACTCCGGGTAGCTCTTTTTCAGGAACAACCAGTAGTAACCTAATAACTACAGAAAATTTAAATGCTATTTCTTCAGCTTCAAATCAAGTAACTATTACAGGTAATGGTACAGCAGGAAGTTCTTTTGCTAATACAGCTAATATAAGAGCTTCTTCAGATATTGATAAAACATTAGAAGAAATATCAAATCAAAAAGTAGCAGTAGAAGAACTATATGATGATACTGTTATCGCAAAAAATGAAGCTGTTGCAGCTAAAAACACAGCACAAAATTTATTATCAGGTTTAACAGATATCCCTTTTAATTTAGGAAACGCAACTGCAGGTGACTTGTTGTATTATAATGGAACAAGCATTTCCCCTTTAGAACAAATTGAAGTTACAGATGGAGGTAACTTTTAATGGCTAATACGCTAAGAATAAAAAGACGAGCCGCCTCCGGTAATGCAGGTGCGCCCTCTACCTTAAAAAATGCTGAGTTAGCATATAACGAAAACGATAATATTCTTTATTACGGTTTTGGTGACACTGGTGATGGCACTGCTACTAGTATTAAAAATATTGGTGGTGAAGGTCATTATGCAACATTATCAACAAACCAAACAATTAGTGGTAATAAAACTTTTACAGGAACTGTAAATCTTTCCGGAGCTACACTTTCTGGTGATACTACATTTAGTAATAACCTTACAGTTACAGGTGATTTAACAGTAGAGGGAACAACAACCACTGTTAATAGCACAACAGTTTCTGTTGATGATAAAAATATTGAGTTAGGTTCTACTGCTTCCCCTTCGGATGCTGCAGCAGATGGCGGTGGTATTACTCTTAAAGGTACTACAGATAAAACCTTTAATTGGGTAGATGCAACTAATAGCTGGACATCTAGTGAAGATTTAGATCTTTCAACAGGTAAGCATTTTAGTATTGATGGAACTACTGTCCTTGATGCTACTACTTTAGGGACAGGGATTACTAGTTCCTCTTTAACTTCTGTAGGAACAATTACAACAGGAACTTGGTCTGCTACAGATATTGCTATTGCCCATGGTGGTACAGGTTCTTCTACTGCTGCAGGAGCTAGAACTAATTTAGGTTTAGGTACTCTTGCTACACTTAATTCTGTTGGGGCTGCTCAAATTACAGATAATTCTGTTGGGGCTGCTGAGTTAAATGTTTCTGGTAATGGAAGCAATACTCAGTTTTTACGTTCTGATGGTGATGGATCTTTCTCATGGGTTGTTCCAACTGACACTCAACCTAATAATGCTACTATTACTATTAGTGCAGGAACAGGTCTATCAGGTGGAGCTAATTTTACAACAAACCAATCCAGTAATGAAACTATTAATTTAGCATTAGATTTTTCTGAATTAACAGATATGACTGGAGATATTTCTGGTTCAACTGAATTTATATTACAAAATGGATCAGTAGAATCTAGAAAAGCAGCTTCAGAAATTAAAATTAGTAACTTTAATAATGATGCTGGATATTTAACAAGTGTTAGTACTGGAAATATTGTTAACGGTACTATAACAGAAGCTGATCTTAACATTACAAATACTCCTACAGCAGGAGCTATTCTTACATCTAACGGTAGTACTCAATTTACTTGGGTAGCAGAAATTGATGGTGGAACCTTCTAAGGAGATTAATTGTGGCAAATACAATTAAGTTAAAACGCTCTAGTACAACTGGAGACACTCCTACTACAGGTCAAATGGAATTAGGTGAAATTGCTGTTAATACTTTTGACGGTAAATTATTTATTCGTGGTAATAACGGTAGCGATTTTGTTAATGAAATTTCATCTATTACTCAAGGCGGTGGCAGTAATGCTGACACCTTAGATAATTTAGATAGTAGTCAATTTCTTAGAAGTGATGCTAATGATACTGCTACTGGTAATATTGATTTTACTGGTGATTTAACTAAAGACAGCAATACTGTTTGGCATAATGGTAATCAACCTTTTTATATTGCTACTAATACTAATACTGTAGCAGGAGTATGGAAAGCTTCTATATCAGAAGTTACAGCTTATGAAGATGGGCAGTTAATTGCTTTTTATCCAAATAAAATTGATGGTTCTGGTTCAGGAACAACTTTTGAAATAAACAGTCTTGGTGCTAAAACAGTTACTCGCCCAGATTATTCAACAAGTGCAATAACTACTCATTATGACGGAACTAATTTAATATTTTTACGTTATGTTGGTGATGATGATTATTTTATTGTACACGCTGATTACAATTCAACAGATGATTATCGTGTTCGTTGGAACAGTTATGTTACTGTAAATAATAGTTCAGGATCAGGAGTAGCTGTTTATGGTTATCAGTTACTTATGGAAGGCGCAGACGGTAAGTTTTACCCGGTCACTGAAGGCGGCTCTACAGGTAATACCAACGCTGTCTCTACTGCTGAATTGCGGGTTGGCGGAACAATTCTTTATTATGAAAGTAGTACTGATAGAAATGCAAATACAACTGCTCCTTGGGGTGTTTTGTATGAAAGCATTGCTTCAGGAAATATGGAATACTGGAATAATAGGGATTCTGGTTGGGCTACTACATATCGGCCAATTTATTTAGTTGCAACTATTAACTCTAACGGTAATTTTGTTCTTGACAACACTTCATATACTAGCTTCCTGACACAAGACTTGCCTACATCTGATGATAATAAATATTATATTCGTATTGGATGGATGCAAGATAACTATGACGATTGGCGACTAGAGATTAATCATCCAATCTATGTGTATAAAGACGGCATGGTACGTGAATGGGGTGGTTATGCTAGTAACTCTGATAAGCTTGATAATCAAACAGGTAGTTATTATTTAGATTACAATAATTTTTCTAATACACCTACTGCTTCAGAAATACTAACAGATATTAAAACTGTTGATGGTTCTGGATCAGGATTAGATGCTGATACAGTAGATAGTTTACATGCTTCTTCGTTTTTAAGGTCTGATGCTGCAGATACTGCAACGGGACAAATTGTTTTTAATGATGGTAATGCTAATCCAATTGAATTACAAAGAAACTCTCAAGTTGGTATAGAATTTAATGATACTAGCACTGGAAGTCGTTATCTAGGTGTTAATAGTGGAACTTTATATTATGGTGGTAATTTAAATCATGGTATAAATAATAAAGTATGGCACGAAGGCAATGATGGTTCAGGTTCAGGATTAGATGCTGATACCGTCGATGGGTTGCAGGCCACTGCGTTTGCGACAGCAGCACAAGGTACAACAGCCGACAACGCACTACCGAAAGCTGGCGGCACGATGACTGGCGATTTGACAATCGAGGATTCTATTCTTGAGGTCGGCAATAAGTCAGGAGACAACTACTTAGAGATTCAGCATAGCGAAAGCGATACAGCAGGGTTTACTTCTCAATTTAACAATATGAGTAGATTTTCGAATCTACAAGGAACAACAAATCAATACGTCGTACTAGCTGACACAGGCACCGGTAATTCAAACACATTATTTGGGGTTTCTATTTCTAGTGATGGCGGGAGTAATTTTAGTAAAAAATTAAATCTTACTGGTGAAGGCGACTTATATATCGGGACAGCAGGAACTTCAAAAGTTTTAACGACTGCTGACGAAGGCACTGGAAATGGCCTAGACGCCGATACTCTTGATGGTATTCAAGCTTCTGCGTTTGTTCAAAATTTATCTGATTTAAGTATTACATCAACAGCATCAGAATTAAATATATTAGATGTATCTACACAATCCCCTACAGATGGACAAGCATTAACTTATAGTACTGCTAATGGTTTAGAATGGGGATCTGTTGCTAGTGATAGTCCTTTTGTAGAAAATGATCAAACTATTACAACAAGTTACACAGTAGCATCTGGAAAAAATGCACAAGGGATTGGACCTATTACTATTAGTAATGGAGCCATAATTACTGTTTCAACAGGAAGTAAATTGGTAATCACATAAAGAGAGTTAGAAAGAATGAGTGTTACAATTAACGGTACAACAGGTATTACAACCGTTGACCTAACTGCTTCAGGAGATGTTTCTGTTACAGGAACTATTACAGCATCCGGAGATATAGATGTGTCTGGAGCTGCAACAGGTACTATTACAACAGATAATGATTTATCTTTTGATATGTCAGCAGGAAATAATTTTAAGTGTACTCCAACTGCTAATGGTACTCTTACATTTACTAATATTACTTCAGGACAATCTGGAAATATTTGGTTAGATAATAGTAGTGGTTATACAATTAGTGCATCTAGTGCTGTTTATATGTCAGCAAGTGATGTAACTACTATAAGCACTGCAGGTATTTATTTTATGAGTTATTATTCAGATGGAACTAATATAGCAGTAGCAGTTACACCTGCTATTACTTCAGGGGGCGTATAGTGGCATTAATACAAGGAACAGCACATAAAGGTTCAGTCAGTGGCTTCTACCCGAAGACCATTGAAGGATCGCTACGGTTTAACGATGATGACACTGCGTCCCTGAATTGGACTCCTGACAGTGCAGGTGATCGTACAACGTGGACATGGAGTGGTTGGGTTAAGCGTGGGACTGTGGGAACAAACGCCAAACTGTTTCACTCTTTTGGCCCCGGAGGTTTTGGTATTGAGGGAGGCATAGCGTTTGATACTTCAAATAGAATAGATTTTTTATTTGACTATAACGGCGGTTCGAGACTCCGATTAGTTACAACTGCGGTCTTTCGTGACGTATCATCGTGGTATCATATACAAGTTGTTGCTGACACTTCTAATGGAACCACAACGGATCGACTACGGCTGTATGTGAATGGTCAGCGAGTAACTAACTTTTCTACTTCAAACTATCCATCTACATCTTCTTATCAAGGCACTTTAAACCAAGCCTACGCTCACGGAATAGGTGCAACCGCAACACCGTCTGCACACTTTGACGGCTACCTAGCCGAAGTTCACTTCACAGACGGTACAGCCTACGATGCTGATGCGTTCGGTGAGTTTAAGAACGGTGTGTGGGTGGCTAAGACTCCAGATGTCACCTACGGTACGAATGGGTTCTACCTTCCCTTAACAGACGATACAGAGGTTGAGGCGTTCAATACTGTTTTGTATCGAGGTGATGGCTCTGGAAATCAAAGCATTACCGGCATGGGAATGAATGCCGATCTTTACTGGATTAAACGTAGAGATGCGGCAGGTGGTTGGAACTGTGTTGACGCTATTCGTGGAACAAGTAAACGGTTAGAATTACATGGTACTGGTGGCGATTATAACCAAACTGTTTTGCAATCTTTTGATTCTGATGGCTTTACAACAGGTGTTACAGGCGTAGGCGAATCAGGCGGGTCTTATGTAGCCTTTGGATGGGACGCAGGAGCTAACAACACTGTCACTAATCATTCGTCTGTGATGTACACTGGCACCGGAGCTACACAGCCAATCACTGGCATGGGTTTTCAGCCTGATTTGGTGTGGGTAAAGTCAAGAACAACCGCTTCACACGGGGCTTTGTTTGATTCCGTGCGGGGTTCAACTAGTATTTTAATAACAAGTTTGACTAACGCTCAAGGAGTTCAAACAGATGGATCAATCCAATCATTTGATGCGGATGGGTTCACATTAAATCTTGACGTAAACACTGGTAGTTCAAACTTCTCTGGAAGGAACTACGTTGCTTGGGGGTGGAAAGCAGGAGACTCCAACGTATCCAATACTGATGGCACGATAACCTCCACAGTACGGGCTAATGATACCTATGGCTTCTCGATTGTTTCTTATACTGGTAACGGTACAGCAGGAGCTACTGTGGGGCATGGCTTAAGTTCTGCTCCAGATTTTGTAATTACTAAACGCATAGATTCAACTGGAAACTGGTTTGCTACACATTCTTCATTAAGCGCAGATGGTAAAGTAATTTATTTAAACTTAACCAATGGAGAAGCTACTTCCACAGCTATATGGAACGACACAGCACCAGACGCTTCAACATTTACGCTAGGAGATGGTAATAGTAATAATTCTGGAGGCACTTTTATTTCCTACTGTTGGCACGATGTCACTGGCAAGCAAAAGTTTGGCTCTTATACTGGTGGAACAGACGGTCAAAAGATAACAACGGGATTCCGCCCCGGATTTGTGTTAATTAAACGCACAAGTTCTTCCGGCGACTCTTGGGCAATTTTTGATAGCTCTCGCTCGCCAATTAACGATGGAAGCACTGAATACTTGTTTGCTAATACAAATGCCGCAGAAGCATCCGCCAGTAATCGGGGCGTTAATTTTGTTAGCGACGGTTTTGAGCTTGTAGGAACTGACGGTTTTATCAATCAATCTGGCACATACATCTACGCCGCATTTGCAGGAAGCTACTCAGACTACATCACTGACTACAACACAGATGGTACTGTTGACAGCCGTGTGAAAGCTGATGATACCACTGGGTTTAGTGTTGTTTCATGGCAAGGGGACGGTACAACAAACGGTACATTCGGTCATGGCCTGTCGTCTGCCCCAGACTTTATTGTTGCCAAAGACAGGGATTCTAACTCAGTTAATAACAACTGGCATATTTGGCATACAAGCCTTAGTTCTACGACTCATAACCTTAACTTTACAACGGGTGCTGAGTCTAATGTAGCAACAGCCACATCTTATGGTGGTATAGGCGATCCTTCAGCAACAACAATTAAGGCTGTGTCTGGCACCGTAGATAGTCGAACAATGAATGAATCTGGTGACAGATATATCGCCTACTGTTGGACAGAAACTTCCGGTGTATCAAAGTTTGGTTCTTACGCAGGTAATGCAACTTCAGTAGACCTTGGGTTTAATCCTGCATTTATATTGATTAAACGTATTACAGGTACGGCTAAAGATTGGTGGGTGTTTGATAACACAAGAGAAGTTGATGGTCAGTTTGGAAATTATTTATCACCAAACCAATCTTACAGCGAACAAACAGTAGCATCTGCCATATCTGTCAGCGGTAACACAATTACATTCCCAAATAATTGGGACAGTTCGCACGATGGATCATCCTCAAGCACATACATCTATGCCGCCTTTGCAGACACACGAGAAGCAGCCTTCTGGTTAGATCAGTCTGGTGAGGACAACGATTGGCAACCAGTCAACCTAGACCATAACGATACGGTGTTGGATAGTCCGACGGATAACTTTGCGACGTTAAATCCGCTTGTTGCAGGAAATGTCACTTTGTCTGATGGAAACCTAAAGTATCAACACACAGGTAGTTGGACAACAACAGAAGCGTACTCAACAATTGCAATACCGGAAGGTTTAAAGTTTTACTTTGAGGTTTTTCAAAATAGTGTGGGTGGGGCCGGCACTTATTGCGGGGTTGGTATCACCTCTAATACAACTACTTCAACAACCCCCTATAACGGAGTTGGTGGTTGGGTTTATTTAAATACTGGAGCCATAAATCACGATTCAACCACGTTATCTACTGAATCATCTTACACCACTGGAGATACTATTGGTGTGGCTGTGGACAGAGAAAATGGAACCGTTAAGTTTTACAAAAACAACACGTTGGAATACACCGTTTCAGATTCGGACATATCTACTGGAAATCTATTTTTTACAGTATTTGCGTACACGGGAACAATGACGACAAACTTCGGTCAACAACCATTCAAATACAATCCACCGGAATAAGGAGATAACATATGGCTTATAATAAACTAAGCACAGCCAACCTACCCGATCCTGCGATTGATCCTGCACAGAACAAACTCCCTGCAAAGTATTTCGACACCTTCCCCTATACAGGTAATGGTAGTGGATTACAGGTAGGGGATGTGATTAAGAAACCTGCTGATACGATTGATATCAGTAACTCGATAATCGTTGAAAGCGGTGATTCTTTAGATTTCACTCATTCTGCTGCAACTGATGATGAAAGAAGAACTTGGATATACTCAACTTGGGTAAAAAGAAGTAAATCTGACAACCTAACTATGCTTCTTTATCAAATGGTTGATGATTTTACTGGCTCTGATGGAGTTTATTTTAATATTCAGTTCCAACTAGATAATACAGTCAGATGTTCAGTTAGACCAAGCTCAGGTAATGATTTCTGGTGGGCAACCGCTAGAAAGATCACCGATTCGAACTGGCATCATATTGTTGTAAAGTTTGATTCAACGCAAGCGAGTCGTGAAGATGGGTGCCAAATTTGGATTGACGGCGTTCTTGAAAATCTTACCTTTACTGGTACGTATACTCAAAACATGCTTTCACCTCTTGGTGCTACAACTGGCGGTGACCAAACAACTCAGCAAAGCTATAACATAATGACTATGAATCGGCAATATTGGCTTGGATCTTGGATATATAATACAGGAAGATATTATCTTGCTGAAACACATCTTGTTATGGGAACAGCTCTTGACGCAAACACGTTCGGAACATTCGACGCTAACGGCATTTGGATTCCACAGACTCCATCAGTAACTTATGGAACTAACGGTTTCCATCTAGACTTCTCTGACAACACAAGCACAACTACGCTTGGTGAAGATCAGGCAGGTTCTAACGACTGGACGCTGAACAACCTTGCGACAACAGATCAGGTGGATGATAGTCCGACTGATAACTTTGCTACGTTGAATTCTGTGGACTCTTACCCTAGCGCACATACATTTTCTGAGGGCAATCTTAGATGCACCCACAATTCTGGAACGTGGCGTAATGCAAGAACAGGAGTACGAGTTACCAGTGGGCAATGGTATTGGGAAACTGTTTATGAGTCTGTGTCTGGTGCGGGTGGTTTTGCTTATGGTGTTGGTAATGAACTTTTAACTAACTCTGATAATCCTTTTACCAATTATGCGGTTGTCTACAATGGAATAACTTCCGGAACAATTGTACAAGACGGCACAACGGTAAATACAGGAACATCTTGGACTGCCGGTGACGTAATGGGCTTGGCTCTTGATATTGATGCAAGGACTGTTAAGTTCTACAAAGAAGGTACGTTGGTGTACACAGCTACTTCAATCACTGGAACAGAGTTTTATCCAATTGTTTCAGCAAGTGCGACAGGTGCAACTCATTCAGTAGTCAACTTCGGTCAACGAGCCTTTGAGGAAACACCACCAACAGGCTACCTAGCCCTCTCCGAAAACAACATTACAGTCGATGAGACAAACATGGAGTCGCCTGACTTTGTGTGGATTAAGAACCGTGAACAAGCAGACCAACATCACCTGTACGACAGTGTTCGTGGTGTGCAGAAGGCGTTGTACTCAAACGTAACCACAGCAGAAACAAACGAGCCAAACGGATTACTAGATTTTAATGCGAATGGATTTACTGTCGGCTCTGAGGTTGAAGTCAACACATTAAATGAAGACTACGTTGCATGGACATGGAAGGCTGGTGGCACAGCAGTCGAAAACACAGATGGCTCTATCACTTCACAGGTAAGTGCGAATACGGAGTCTGGGTTTAGTATTGTGAGTTATACGGGTGCGGGCGGTGTATCCACAATAGGTCACGGACTCGACGTAGCACCTGAAGTATTTTTTGTCAAAAACAGAAGCCAAGCTAGTGATTGGGAAGGGTACTTTGCGGCATTAGGAAATACATCACGTATTGTTCTTAATTTAACCGCCGCCGCATCAACTGGAATTAACGGGTGGAACAGCACTTCTCCGACAGCTACCGTTTTTACATTAAACGGCGGTGTAGCGGGTAATACAAACGGTAATGACCATATCGCCTACTGCTTTCACAGTGTCGATGGATTTTCAAAGTTTGGCTCATACACCGGCAACGGTAGTACAGATGGCCCATTTGTGTACACAGGGTTTAAACCTGCTTTTGTGATGGTTAAAGCAACTTCTGGTTCAGAAAGTTGGAACATTGTTGATACAAATAGAAATACTTATAACGGTGCTAAAACGCTTTTGTACGCTAATTTAAGTAACGCTGAAGCAAATGCGACAAATGGTGTAGATTTACTATCTAATGGTTTTAAACCTAGAGATAACATTGGCAATTACAACTCTAGTGGAGTCACGTACATCTACATGGCCTTTGCCGAAAACCCATTTAAATACTCAAACGCTCGATAGGAGATAACGAACAATGTGGACTTACACAGGTCTAAGAATTAGAGAAGGCACTAGCTGGAAAAATAATGAAGGAATTACTCATCCAGCTCAATGGTCCTCTAAATGGACTCTAGAAGAAAAAACATCTGCAGGATTAGTCTGGGTAGACGATCCTGTCCAGCACGATTCACGCTTCTATACTGGTGATGGTACTCCGAAGGCACTTGATGATACAGGCAGTGGTGAAACACTTGTCAAGGGACTCAAGAGTGTCGCAATTGATATTGTCAAGGCACAGGCATCAGGATTCTTACAGCCAACAGACTGGATGGTCATCAAGGCAGCTGAGGTTGCGGACTACACTGTCCCTTCCGAAGTGACAACCTACCGTGCGGCAGTCAGAACAGCCTCTAACACGATTGAGACAGCGATCAATGGTGCGGCAGACCATGATGCATTTATAGCATTATATAATACGCCAGTAGATGCTGAAGGTATGCCGACAGGTAACGCACCTATTAATGATTGGCCTAATCAAATTTAATTTAAGGAGTCAGATGTGGCAGATCAAGTACTACCTATTAATCAGTTAGATCAAGCCGGTGTTATTTTAGATACGCCACCCGTTGCTCTACCCCCTAATTCTTTTTCTAATGTACGTAATATTAGATTTAAAGATGGGGCAATTAAAAAAATGGAAGGGGAAGTTAATATCTTCCCTAACATTTTTGATGATTCTAATAATCTTATTAACAGTGTATCTGCTAATTTTGATGGTTCAATTATTAAATATTTTCTTTGGTGGGATAATCCTAATTTAGCAAATGTTAATAAAGGATATTATTTAATTATCGCAGAAGAAGAAAGATTAGTTTCTGATAATTCTATTCCTCCTCAAGGAAATACAAATCCAACACACCAAAAAGATATTGCTTATCTTGTAAATGTAAATGGATCTACTAAAGTACAAAAAGGAATATTTCAACCAACTGAGATTGGTAATTGGCAACATACTTTTTTCCAAGGTGGTTTTTGTTTAATTATTAATAACGGTTTAGACAAACCTAATTATATATTAGATGATAACAACAATACAAATATTAATAATATTCCAAACTTTGCAGAGCTTCCCGGATGGGATTCTTATAAAGTAAATCAAATATACCTACAAGATACATTTAATTCTAACACAGATTCTTTTATTTTTGATTTAGGAAAGAAAGTAAACTTTGCTTTAGAATATATCGAAATAGTAGACTATGATAGTCAAACTGAATCATATACAACATTTACTGCTGCTGGTGTAGATGGTGATGGTGATGCAGCTAATAGTGTAAACTATGATGCTCCCGATTACAGTACCTTTACAGGTGATCCTACAGTAGGATTTTTAACTAATGATCAATATGAAATTTATTTTGACTCAACAACAAACAGTCACATTGTATTCTTACCTTCTAATTTAGATCATGGTTCTCACACAGATAAACTAACTATTAGTATTCGTTCTCGTGATGAAGTATTTGTACGTTGTGGTGTTATTAGATCATTTGGAGATTTTTTAGTAGCAGGTAATCTTGTTGAAAGAGACGGAGAAGATTTAGCAACTAGTTTAATTGTACGAAATCTTAATGGTGTTGTTAGAACATCAGATGCAGCTGCTCCCGGTGCTGTACCTAATAACTGGAATCCTTTTGCTGCTGGGGTATCTACTGCTGATGAATTTGTATTAGCAGAAACTGGTATTATTCAAGATATGAAAGAAATGCAAGGTAACTTGTATATTTATTCTAATAGTTCTATCAGTGTAATGAGGTTAACTGGAAATACTTCTGTACCTTTATCTGTTTCTCCTGTTAGTAGATCTTATGGTTGTCAAACTACTGATGCAGTAATTTCTTATGATGGTCGTCATTTTGTTGTAGGCTCTCAAGATATTTATGTATTTGAAGGACATCCGGGTTCTATCAAATCTGTTAGTGATAAAAGAGTAAGAAGATACTTTTTTGATAATTTAAATCCCTTACATGCTACTAATTTATTTTGTGTTAAATACACTCAAAGAGATGAAATATGGATTTGTTATCCTACAGTAGACTCTACTACAGGTGAATGTAATGAAGCTTTAATCTGGAATTATCGCTCTAACACTTGGACTATAAGAGATTTAAGAGGAGTAATTTCAGGAAGTATTGGACCTGTTCCGGGCGGTGGTTTACCAAACACTCAAATTGATGTAGATAATATATCAGGTGATAATGGTGTTATTCAGTTAGGTACTGTTGAAATAAGAACAATAGGTATTGATAATACTCAATCTATTAATCCAGATATTGAATTTTATACTGGTGGATTAAGTGATTTTATTTATGGAACTGGACGTAACGGTAATACATCTAGAGTAGAAGTAAATAACGATAGGCCAATGTATGAAGTTAGAGTTTACCCTACTTTAACTCTAACTGGTCCAGAAAATATTTCTGAATCTTTTACTATAACTAATCCTAATGCAGATATTAATACAGATGAAGTTACAGCAGAACAAATTTTTACTCAGTTAGTAACTAAAATTTCTGAACAAACAGGTTGGGGGACAAACTTACCCTCTGAGTATACTCAATTAGTTGATACAAGTACTAATCGTATTATTGCAGCTGAAGATGATACAAACATTAGTAAATATAGAGCTGTAGATAATTCTGCATTTAATATAAGTTTAGATATTTCTAATAGTAATATTCCAAATATCAGCTCTTTAGATTTAGATTTTCAAGATAGCATAAACACTTCAAGTGTACATGGTATTATAAAAGATAGTTCTAATGATTACCGTGGTCAAGAAGTTTTAAAAGCTACTCCTACTTATTTAGGTTTAGAAATTAGAGATTTTAATTCTCCGGGAAATACTCAATTAATTATACTACAAGCAGGTGATACTGGAACATATGATTTTTCAGACCATACAGGAATTAATGGAGAAACATTAACAGCAGAAGAAGCCGCTACTAAATGGATTTCTGAATTAAATATTGCTACCCCTAATTTAAAAATTGTAGATAGAGGTACAGCAGGAGAGTTTGATATTCAACCTGCTAACTTTTCAGATTTTGCAGATTTTGTTATTGATGTTCGTGTTAATAATAATCAAGAAAATGCAGATTGGATTTGGGAAAAATATCAAGATGCTATATCAGGAACAATAGGTTTAAATAGTAATAGCGCAACGTTATTTATAAACGATGGAGACACTTCCCTAAGAGTTGCTTCTAACTCTCCTACTGTTGCAGGTACTTTAGATGATCAAATAAACATTGATCCTTTAAGAGCTCCTAGTAGAACAGAAACAGAAACTACAGCTACAATGTCTATTACTAAAACAGAAAATAATGTTTTTGATTTAGATAGGCCTTGGGCAACAGACGAAGTTAACCCTAACTTAGAGTTTCCTCTTTTTGCATCTAAAGCTTTTGTAGTAGATAGTAATGGTCTTAATCAATATAATATGAATAAAATTGTTGCAGCCGATATAGGTTGGTCTATTCCTGCATTCAATTATATTCCTAGAACAGAAACAGAAAATTCAGTTCAATTTAAAAATATTATTACTAATAACGATGAGCCTGTTCCTTATGAATCTTTCTTTGAAAGAAAACAATTAGCTGTTTCTCCAGAGTTTGATACAGAAACAATTAGAAAAATTGCTTTATGGGCAGATGGTCAATATATTCCTTACGTTAATTCTCCAAACAATTTTAATAGATTACAAATTAGAATGTTAGGAACAGATAATCCTGGAAAAAATGTTGACTTAACTACTTTAACAAATACTAATACTAAGTATAACAATTTCTTTGTAAGTGAAGATTATAAAGTAGACATTAAAGCTAATGGAAGATTTTTAAATTATCGTATTTCAGATGTTATATTAGATGAAAATAATAATGAATTAGAATTAACTTCTAATGTAGATAGTGATAATTCTGTAATTTATAATCAAATAAGTGAATGGCGTATTAGTGGTATGCAACCAGAAATTTCTAAAGGAGGTGCTAGATAATGCCTATTAATCAACCTCCGATTACAGATAATCCTGTAGATGCAACTTGGAATTTAGAAGTAACTCAAACAATAAATTCTTTAGAAGAGCGTATTCGTACGCTTCTTAACGCTATTAATGATTCTATAGATTTAGATGATTTAAAAACAAAAATAGAAAGGATATAGGAGATCTTAGATGTCTATTAATTCTAAATCTAAAGCAACTGTTGATGGGCTACTTACTAATTCAGATACCACAGAATCTAATTTTAAAGAAGGATTAGAAGATGTAACTACTGAAGTTAATTCTTTAAATGAATTTACACAAGGTCCATTTTCTAGTTCTTTAGCCTCAGAAGATTTATCAATAGATTTAAGTACAGGAAATAATTTTTCATTATCTATTAGTAGTAATGGTGATTTAACTTTTTCTAATATTACTGCTGGTCAATCTGGAAATATTTATTTAAATAATACTAACGGTTCTACAATTAGTAAAGGCACAGGTATTAAAGCAAATGATGCTGATTTTACAACTATAACTAATCAAGGGGAATATTGGCTATCTTATTTTGCTTATGATAGTAGTAATGTTTTAGTTATATCTAGTGCTGTTTTAACAGGGACTTAGAGTGAAAGAGATGGCAACAGAAGGTACAAAAACTTTAATAGACGGCATAAGTATGGTAACCGTCATTGGTACAATAGGTGAAGTGTTGCCTCCTTTAGCAGCACTCTTCACAGTTATTTGGACCGTTATTAGAATTTATGAAACCAAAACAGTACAGAGGATTCTAAAAAGGAAACCTCCTAATGATCTTTGAAGCAATTGCTGCAATTAAAATCGCTAATGAAGCTATCGGTGCTATTAAAGAGTTTGCTGGTCACATTCAATCTGTCGGAGAGATGGGACCACAACTCACTAAATTAGCAGATGCTAAAGAAGAATTAGAAAAGAAAGCCAAAGATGGCGACATGGAATGCTTCTTTGAATTAGAAAAGATTCGTAATAAAGAAGCTGAAATTAAACAAATGTTTATTTACCAAGGACGAGCAGGTCTCTGGGATGATTACTGTAAATTTATAGCTAATAGGAAACAATTAAAAGAGAATGAACGAAAACGAATTGCCGATAAGAAAGCCCGTAGAGCTAAACAAATTAAAGACTGGAGTATTGGTATCGCTGTTACCGTGGCCACCCTTTCTGCTATTGGCATATGCGGTTATTTCCTTTATTGGCTCATAAGTGTAAAAGGAAAATAGTATGTGGCTACTTTTCGCAATACTAATTCAAAGCGATGGGTACGCTGTTTATCCTCAAGGTCCATTTATGACAATGGATGAATGCTTTGAAGCTCGTGAATACTTTTTAGCAACAGCACCAGAGCCTAAGATTAATTATGAAGCAGTATGTATACAAACTGATGTTACAGGAAATAAAACGTGACAGACATAGAAGCATATGACCTTAACGGTGATGGAAAGATTGATCAAGAAGAGCGTAATATTATGCTTGAAGATCGTAGGCGTAAAATGGAAGATGCTGACGCTCAACGTGACAGCATTAGGAAGATGGCTTGGTTCGCACTCTTTGGTCTTCTTTTGTATCCTTTTGGGATATTCCTTGCTGATCTTTTTGGTATGGATACAGCAGCTCAGTTAATTGCTGACATCGCTCCTACGTACTTCGCATCAATTGCAGTCCTCGTGTCTGCCTTCTTCGGCGCCTCAGCATTGCAGGGTAAGAAAGATGCTTAACTTATTAATTGGTCCAGCGATGGATCTTGCTAAAGACTTTATTAAAGGTAAGGCAGACGAAAAGAAAGCTATTCAAGAGCGTAAGATAAGTGCTATTCAAAATGATGCTGACTGGGAAGCTAAGATGGCTGACGCCACTAAGGATTCTTGGAAGGATGAGTTTTGGAGTATTGTACTAGCATTACCTATTGTAGCTATTGCTTATAGTGTAGCCATAGATGATGTATCTATTATTGATCGTGTTAAACAAGGATTTGAAGTTTTAAATACTTTACCTGAATGGTATCAGTATTTATTATTCATTGCAGTATCAGCTAGTTTTGGACTTAAATCCGCAGATA